GAACTGGAATCACCGAAATGGTCATTGTTAACAACCCATTGCGCCCGGCGCACGTTTGTTGTCATGGCGTTGCAACTTGGCATCGCCGCCGATGTCATCATGAAATGGACTGGACATTCATCATACGCCACGATGAAACCTTATATCGCGATTGTTGACGAATTGAAAGTGCAATCGATGGAGAAATTCAACGCGATATGATGGACACGATTTTGTACACGATTTTGTGACACCACATGCACCCCTGTGAACCTCTGCATGTTCGTCGTTTCGGCGGAAAAGACTGAAAGAATGGGAATTGACACCACATGGCATCGGATGAACCGTTGCGCCGCATTCTCGTATGCTCCACAAGTCGGATTGAAAATCAACGAATTACAAAGGTTGTACACGATTTTGTACACGAAACACCCGGTTTTTAACACATTCCGGGTGTTTTTTTATGCGCATTTTTACCCGGATAATATGCATCGGTAAAAAAGATGCACCGGAAAAACCGATGCACCCAAAACAACACCACAAATTCATGGTGTCATCACACGCCGCAAAGATACATATTATTCAAATAATTTCACAATCATTTGCCACACCTTTGCGATTTTGCCTAACCAATTGTTTTTACGCCAATATGAAGAAACGATTATCGTTGCGATGATAGTCACCACCACCAAGACAACAAGATGTCGCATGCGATGATTTTTGGACGGTGTTGTTTGTTCTTTCACCTGTTCGTCGTGTATGGCGATTGATTCGTTGTGTGTTGCGACCGAATCCGACGAACTGGTTGCACTCAATGATTCTTGACGATGTCCGGTTGACGACCGTTCCGTTTTTGTCGTTTTTGTCTTGACCGACTTGACATTCCCGGAATTGATGGTGATACCATCGTTGCCGATGGTGATTACCGGATGCCCGGTTGTGTCGACCGGTTCGAAAAAATCGATTTCAACAACTGTCGTTTCGCCTGTCGTCGTCGTCATTGTGTCAACGACCGCATCAATCCGGATGTCGGTTTTCGCCGTCGCCCGGACTGAATCGGATTGTATGACATCCGTCGTCGTCACCTTGCGTTTGGATGCGCAAGATGACAACAACAGGATGCAAAGCATGATTTCAACAATACGCGCCGTCATACGATTTCAATTGTGATGGTTTCACCTTTGTTCGTTGCCTCGGTACACCGCTTGACAAGTTCGATTTCGTATGGTGTCGAATTGATGACCTTGCCTTTGACCTTGTTTTCGCCGACAAGAATACATCCGGCGGTGTCGTCCTTGGTGTTGCCACGATGAATCAACACACCGTCAAACGACGGCACATTCAGCAAACGCGGCAATTTGCGACGGAATCGCGGTGAATAATCCAATATGACATCGTATGTTCCGAACGGAATGCATGTTTCGCCATACACCTTTTTTTCGCCCTTGTCGAATTTGCCGTTGCGGTTTTCGTCGCGGTTCTTATCTTCAAGTGTATCGCAAAAACGCACGTCATCGATGAACATCGTGCCGATTACATACTGTTCGCCGAAATACCGGCGTTTAACCTTGATTTTCATCTTTTCTTTGTTTTGAACTTTTTGGCTTATCATCGCCGTCGCCGCCTGTCATTTTGTCATTTTTCTTGCCGGACAACTCTTTCAAATCGGACAAGTCAATATCAAAATGGCGTTCGGTTTTGTCGACCATGATTTTTTGCAGAATTTTCGCCCAATCCGCATCATTACAGGATGATTCGTTTTCGAGAATCGACCATACTTGCCAAAAACAAACCGCACCGGCGACGATATTCACCAACCGGATTGGTGCGCCCTCGAATATGGTTGATTCAACCAATTGAGCCAATAACAATGCGGCGTATGTCTTTATCAAAGAAATAAAGACGCGCCCCATTTCCTGTGACTTGAATTTTCCGGTTGATAATCCGGGATGTTTTTCTTTCACGCGACGCGACAACCCCCACGCGGTGACACAATCCGCCAGTATCAGCAACGTGCAAACGATGGCGAACGGAAACACCTTTGCGAAAGATGCGCAAACCGCGCCCCAAATGGCGAACGCAAACTGTAATATGCGGTCATTTAGGAATCGGAATAATTCTTTCATGATTCAAGTGAATTGGAAACACTTGCCAATCTTGACGATTGTGGTGTCAATGGGAAACAATGTGTGTTTTGGTGCATGTTTGGCGGCATCCTCTTTGTTCATTTCATTGACACGCGCTTGTGCGCGCTTGATGGTATCAATTAGGATGTCCGACCCGGTAAAACATGAACGTCTTTCGCCGACTGGATTGCCGTTTTCATCCTTGGTGTAATAATCACCGGCGGCATCCGGTTGTGTGTTAAACGTTGCCAAACATACTTGCATTTGCATGCACAATCCGGATGAATTCTTGCCGTCGAAATTGGATTTGTCGATGATGACCTTTTCAATCAATATCCGACGGTCGAACAATTCATCAATGCCGATGGAACGACCGACGATGAATTCCGGCTGAACATTCAAATCACACATTCTCATACCCATAATTGGCACGTGTTAGATGTTAGACATTTAAGTCGGCGCAAATTCGTGCCTCTAAATCAAACTTGAACTGTAAGAATTCGCGATACTTGGCGACGGCGTTTTCGTCAACATGAACTTGCATTACATGTGCGTTGTACGCGTTCACAAGTGCAAATTCGGCTGATTCGTCGATGACCGAACGGATGAATGTGTGTTCGATGTTTGCCTTGTTGACCTCGCCGAATACACGAATTTCAAAACATTTCCACCCGATTTGTTTTTCGGGTTCTTCCGGGTCGTATTCCTGTTCAACATTGATGCGATACAGGGTTGACCCATCGTTGTCGCGTTCAAATGTGCGCGGCATTCCATGCGCCATGTCGTAATGCGCGTTGATAAGTGATGTCAGTATCATGATTGATGTAATTAAATAGTTTGTTCAACAAATGTTTGGAATCGCAGTATTTGCACCAACCCCACCATGATGCGAACCATCTTTTCATCTTGGTTCGCGGTATGTATAGCAAATCCAACTTTCGAATTTTTGCCGCCCGGTGACAAAGATTCTTTTTGATGTTTTTGCGTAATCGGGTGTATTTGTGCCGGAACACATATCCAACATAATCGATGCCGCGTGCGTCAACTGGAAACACTTGCCAATTATCCTTGACGGACAATTTTAGGTTGTTCCACAAATAATCCCGGATTTGTGCGAACCACGTCCGCAACTGTTCCTTTGACGACGACAAAATGACGATGTCATCGGCATACCGAAAATAATGTTTGATGTGCAATGTTTCTTTCAACCAATGGTCGAAATACGTCAAATATACGTTGGCGAAATACTGTGAAAGATAATTTCCGATAGGGATGCCGGCATCAACCGAATCGATGATTTCATCCAATAGATGCAACAGTTTGACATCCTTGATTTTGCGCCGGATAACCTGTTTCAATATTTCATGGTCAACCGACGGATAAAACTTGCGTATATCCAGTTTAAGACAATATGTCGTGCCGTCCGGGTCGTTATGCAACGCCCTCTTGACCGCTTTCGCACACCCATGTATGCCGCGTTTCTTGATGCACGAATATGTGTCCGTTGTGAACATACCGACCCAAATGGGTTCAAGAACATTCATGATTGCATGATGGACAATCCTGTCCGGATAATACGGCAACCGGTAAATGATTCGTTCTTTCGGTTCATAAATCTTGAAAACGAAATACGGCGATGTCTTGAATGTGCCGTTAACCAACATTTCATGCAACGATTGGATATGTTCTTCACATTTCTTGTCGTGTTCACGCACTCCATACGTGCGCAACTTACCCTTGCGTGCGATGATGTCCGCCCGGCGTAAGTTGTCAACCGACACAATCTTGTCAAATACATGTCCAACGCGTTTCATTCCCTGTCGTTTGCTTGTAATATTAGGCATCTTCGCTTATTGCTACCAATGCCGTTTTCACAACTTGATTTTTTGCCAAGTGGCATGGTTTCCGGTGCGTTTTGATTAATTTAAAAACAAGTATAGCCGCGACCCGTAATTCGAATTCGCATTCGTCGCCGAATTATTCGAATTCGCATACACGAACCCCGCATTCGCCTCATTATTCGAATTACCGCCGAAAAAACAAGCGCGAACACCGGACAACCGTTTTATTTCAAAAGACACCGCCATATTTTCATTTTCAATCCTGTCATCTTTCCGATGTCATGCGTCGATTTCGATTTTGCGTCGCATCGCGACGCGATTCCGATTTCTATTCACGACAAACGAACCCTGTTTCACGATTCCGCCGGC